GTGCAGGATACAACGAACAAACTGGTGAGAAAGATTGGGGTTAAGAAGTCCTGTAGACTAAAGACTCACTATCATTTTGCTCAGCTGGAGGCATAGCATCTAGCATTTGAAGGAGAGCTAACCACTCTCCTTTTCTTAATTCCCAATTATAAAAATAATCAAAATATTGCTTCTGGAAATCAAGATATGGATTAGTATCCCCTGCGTTCTTAATAATAGTTCTAATAGCATTATCCATAGTATGTGCAAACTGCACAGCATGCACATTAGGATTCTCATTCCATGGATACATCATAGCAAAGTTAGAACATGTTTCTGGAAGAGCAGCGAAATTAGGGCAAACAACAAGATTCTTAGCAGACATAGCTTCAACGACTGATAAACAGCTAGTCTCTGGCCATATGCATGGATAAGCGTATATATGTGACTTCTTGAGAGCTTCTCTGACTTCTTCATTTGATACTCCACCATGATATGTAATCTTAGGATGTGCTCTACAACGATCAAAGAGAGCTTTATATTGCTCATCACGCTGTTCCCATCCATAGACACTAAAGCTAGAATAAACGTCTAAATGTAGGTTATCAAAAGTATTACAGAGTTCTTCAAAGACTGGCACTAAGATCTCTAAACCACGATGTGGTGTAGTGTGATAAATGAGTCTTACTGTGCCATCATATTCTTTTTGATCAATGTCAATAGGAACAATAGCATTTTTAATAACCATACAATCTTGATATGGAACACCTGACATAAGATTGTATAATTGCATTTGCCAATTTGAAACGCAAACTATTTTATCAAATCTTTTACGGTTTTTTGCTTCTGTTAAATGCTGTGATTCTGGATCATTTGGAAGATCATGCAACCAAAGAATTTTTTTCTTATCTTCTTTTAGATCTCTTACACGTGATAAAATAATTTGAAACTTATCTAATAGATCAGAAGGCAGACTATTATGCAGGCGTTCTTGCATAAGCTCAGAACCGCCTCTAGCGTTTTTATTTAATTCATTTTTTTCCATAATATAAATCTCACAATTTTATAAATTAATCTTTTCGTTCAAGAATAGCAGGTAGTTTAAAATTAACTTTTTCATCTTGAACATTCATTAAAAATCTAGCTATTAATGATAATATACTCCATGAACAAAAGCCAAGACCTACAGAAACAGCTAAAATATTGTCAAAAGTACCAGATAAATTTAACCATTCAAGTACAATTGGAGCAAATACTACAGCACTTATAACGCTCAAACCAGATCTTACTGATGCATCCCAAACATTACAAGGTCTGTAGAAAGTCATGAAAGACACACCACCAATTAGACCGCCTAAACCTGCCATTAACTTTAACATTAATGATGTTGAAAAAGAATCAGACATTTAAAACCTCAGTCAGAAAATTACTACTGACTCTATTTATAGATTTCTAATACTGAGTCTACGCGAAAAGAACGCCAGCTGTCATTGTCTATATCCCATACTGACATCACATTATTATTAGCAGTTTTTACTTTATCAGTCTTCTTTTCATGCTGTTTTATATAAGCTTCAGCAAGAGTGCATCGCATAGTACGTTCTGACCCATCTACTTTAGTAAATTTAACAGAAATAATACCATTTGTTAACATATTAATTAAATTAGTTTTAGATATTGTCTGCATGTCCACCGGAAGTATCCTCCAAATATTTTACAAGATCATCATAGCCGCCAATATGAGTACCATTAACTTGAATAATAGGTACTGTACGTACACCTGAGAAGTTTTCAATAATATAATCTATACCTACATCTTCACCAACTGAATAATAGTTGTAAGGAATATTTTTAAGATCTAAAAGTGTTTTGGCAGCTGTACACCACGTACAATCTGGTTTGCCATATACGTTAATCATTAGAAGTCATCCTAATACCTGTATCTTTATCTGGTCTCTTCCATGGACCAAAAGCAGCAGAATGGGTACCTTCAACACGAATAAAACGCTTGTTGGTTTCATTTTTGTTTGGATTAGGTATAGTAACCATAACCTTTTTACCTGTAGCCCATATTTTTAACTTATTAAGAATCTTATCTAGATCAGAACGCTCTCTATTAACAGCTTTAACTGTCTTTGCAGATACGCTAGCTCTCTCACCTTTAGAAGTATATTTTGCTCTTTTAGCTTTAGCCATATCAACTTTCCTCTGCTACTTCACATACACGTTTTTGAATAATATTCAAACAACATAAACATTTAAAATAAATTGTACTATATTCTGGTTGATGACCATTAGGAACAAAATCTATTAACACTAATGATCTATCACCAGAACCACAAGAAGGGCAATCACCTACCACTACTGGAAGATCACTGCCATACTCTGTAGCTATTTTAATGGAGTTATTTACTACCATTCTGCTTCTTATTGGTTGACTTAACACCTGCTGCTGGCTTTTTAACTGCTGCTGTTTTTTCTTTAGCAGCTTTTGGTTTTTCAATAACTCTATTAGGATTTACTTCATGAGAAGCCCATTCTTCATCTGTAAGCTTATGAAGTCCTAAGCATGAGCCGGTAGGGCTACGACCACAACCACATTCGATACTCTTCTTAATAACAGATACATCTGCTTTAGATGTTTCTTCTTTCTTAGCTGCCTCAGCCTTAGCACCTTTAAGACCAAAACCAAATAATTCTGCAAACCATTTAGATACTGTTGTCATTTTTTTTCTCCTGTTCAATTCCATATTTACAAATAAAATAACTATCAATTATGTCTGATGATGGATTCCATTGTTTATCGGTCATCACCAATTTTTTCTTAATATAGTAATTTGTTTCCTGTTCAAAGCAATCTTGTAAAACTTGTTTATTTGAATTGCCTTTACCAGTAGCAAATTTCTTAATAACCGTAGGAGCTATTATATTATATGTATGTTTTCGTTTCCATAGATAATGTTTTAAAAGGCCAGCGTTTTCAGCTATATTAAAGACCATGCCTGTGGAACCCATTGAGTACCCTTCTATGTATATAATATCACCTTCTTTTAATTTATTCAACACCCAATTGGTAATATTATAAAATCTTTCTTCATTACTAAAATAAGGTTCATGCAGGTCTCCCTGTATATTATCAATGTCGATATTGTATTTTTTAATATCTGTAAGATAGTAAAAATTACATGCTGTAAATTTAAATTTATCAATCTCACTAATACATATACAGGGAGATGATAGACTATAGTCTATCCCTACAATTCTCATTATTCTTCTTCTGAATCCCAGCTCTCATCTGTTTCATAATCATCATCTTCTTCATGCTCTTCCTCTTCATCAATATCATCATAAGTTGTTAAATCATCTTGATAAAGAGTCCAGGCATTATCAAAGGCATCATCAATACCATGAACAACATCTTCAATATATTGTTCATCTACTTCTTCTGAAGCGTCAAAAATAGTCTTATATATTGTAGTTCTTGTTTCTTCATCTTTAATTAATCCCATTAAAGAGTCAATTATTTGTTCCCAATCCATTTTTTGATCTCCTTTTTGCTTTAATTTCTTTCATAATAATTTTACGTTTATCGCTAGGATATATTAACCAATTTTGAATTTGCTCTGTACTGCGTCCACATTTAACACAGTACAGAGTTGTTTCGTCCAATTCACAATTTGTTGTACATGGAGACTCAGAAGAGTTCACAACCGCCTCCAACACAAGCTGCAGATCCAATAGTATCTACATCTATATATTTGACTTCTTTTAACTCATCTTCCCATTTAATTTCTTGAATGGTTTGTTGAATTTTCTCCCATTTATGGAGAAGATAAACATCTTTAAAACAATACTCGGTCTTCTTAACATCTCCGTTAAAATAGTTTGTAGCGAACTTCTTAAAACGGCGAACCCAGTCTCTCTTAAGAGTATTCTGATGATTATCTGCAGAAAGATCTTCTCCAAAACCATTAGCAGTCATACAAGCCATCCAAAGATTATCAAATGCTTTTAATGCTTCGACTATAATACCAGAAGCCATAATAGCACCTGCGCCATACTTTTTTGTAAGTTGTGTAGCATTTAGCACTTCTGTATTTGGTGCTTGATAATAATCTTTATCGCCTGTCATTGCAAGAAAAGAAATACCAGCAAAATAAGCACGGTTATTAAACACATACTCTTCAATCTCATACCAGTTATCAACAATAACAGTATTAGATACGTTGTGGCGAATACCGGAATGAGCGCATAAATCGATATTGGTACCTGCATTTACCCAATGCTCCTGTGCAGATTTAATTAAATCAAGATGCTTGATACCAATTAAATCATCTTTATAAATTGAACCTTCTTTAGATACAACGGGGAAGGAGATAACATAATCTGTCTTACCTGATGACCAAGCAGATTCTTCAACCATATTAGGATTGAACTTTTTAATTAACTTTGCTACTTCTGTATCTTTATTTAATTGAACATTACGAATATACATTGGTGAATGTTCTGCATGAATACCTGAAGCAGTCATTAGAAGAACAGAAGCGTTACCAGATGGTTTAACACAAGTAGTGCGTGCAGCTGGATTAAGTCCCAATAATCCTGCAACTTCTCTATTAGTGTCTTTGACAATTCTTGCTCCATTTTCTAGAATCTCCTTGTTGAATAGTGTTGATGGATTATTCATCCATCCAGTAATAGAAACACCTAACAAAGCTTCTCTATCAAATATTTTCTTAGATGTTGGTGATAAAAATTTAAAATCTGTATAGCCGGCTTGAAGGGTGCCTAATATTGCACCTGCACGACAAGCTTTATAGAATATCTCTTCATTATCACATAAACCACCGTTAATTTCAGTTAAATTACATCCTTGCCAACCTGACTCACCATCTATTTGTGGCCACATACCAATTTCAACACAAGGATTTGTTGTCATATCTTTGTCATCAACAAAGAAAAATCCTGGTTCCCCAAATTGCTTTATTGACCCCATAAGAGCTGCAAACTGCTCTCTAGTAATCTCATTACGGACGATAACAGCGGAATTATTACTGCGACCGCGCTGAGGATTATCAATATACCAGTTGCCAGTTTTAGCGGCAGCCATTTCGTTATCATCGGGGGAGAAAAGACAAATCGTAGCACTTCTACGGACACCCCCAGATAAAACAGCATCAGCAGCGTGCATAACAATGTCGTATACATGAATAGGCCTTAATGTTGTAGTTTTCTCACTAAGTGTGAGTCCTGTTAATATATATTCAATTCTGTCTAACGAGCGACGAAGAGGCTCTGGGCCTGGTGCCTTAAACCCTCCTGAGATCTTTGCACCTTTTGGTCTAATATTAGATAAGTCTAGCGCTACCTTACGGCCTGCATATTCTGGATATTTACCGCCATTTTCAAAGAATGAAGACATAAGAACGTCTAGAGCAGTTGCCCATCCTTCAATAGAGTCATCTACCACATGTACCTTTGGTGCTTTAGTGCGATGAATAATTTTAGGTAGTTTATCAATATGATGCTTTTGAACTGAGAATCCGGCGCCAGCTCCACAGAGAAGAATATAGAATACTTCACCAAAGAAAGCAGGACGATCTGCATAAGAAGAAGTACAATTATACATACGCATCTGATGCTTTAGGAGTTGATCACCACCAAATTGTAGAGAACGCTGTGCACCTAGAACTAATTTCTGTTTATATGCAGCTGTTGCTTCGTCAATATAAGTCATTAACTTTGATGACATTTTATCTGCATAAAATCCCATGTGCATTTTAATAACACGATCTACAGCCTCATTCCAAGTTTCGTATCTGCCTTCACCTTCAACATATCTTGCATAGCCTTCATAAAACTTGGCATCAGACAAAAGTTTTTTTGCGTCTCTATATGTAGTCATATTATTATACCTCTTCTTTTTTTTCTTTTTTTTCTATTGAAAATGAACTGTTTTCTTCTTTTGTCCATTCTAGCTCATCATCAACTGTCCAACCTAAGTCTGCAATAAGATGTAGCATATCATCTGGGAGCGGAATATAGTAATTACCCTCTCTTATGTCAAACTGAATCTGTACTGTAAATTTATCTGTCATATCTTTCTCCATTGTTGAAGTCTCATCTTGGCAGAAAGTCCGTCAAAAGTATTTGCATCTATAATATGCTGTATTACTGGCCCGGTAAGATTAGCTTTTAATATCATATCGTTAATATCTTTCTCTTCTATATTTTCCGGCCAAATGCATACTTTATAACCAAAATCTATTGCTTTTTCTATCTTCTTTACGATCTCTTTATTACGCGGTTCATTATCATAGATGATAATAATTTTATCTTTATCTGCTATGTTGTTCAATTGAACATCTGAACCTGCCATGGCAATACAGTTATCTAAGAATAAGCTATCGATAGGACCTTCAACTACGTAAACCTTTTTAGATTTATCTATAGAATCTAGTCCAAATACTTTTTCTTTTGTTTCGTCTAATATGATTGTAGAGTAGCGTAAACTTGAAGTCTTACTAATAGATCTACCAGTATAACCAAATACATATCCTCTAGAATCAATGAAAGGAAATACAATACGCGGCTCATCAAGAGCCAACGCCTTATCATTGAACTTGTCTGGTAGTACTGAATTTACCCAGTGATAGTATGTAGGCGAGTAGTAAATTCGAAAATGAACCTGCGAAGGAATCTTTCTATCAACTATATACTTTTTTGCAGGATGTTCAGGTTTTAACTGCGAAATCTTCTTTAAATCTTTAAAAGGATCAAAATTATCGATACGTCTGGTAGCGAATTTTTCGATAGCAGGTATATATTTTTCTTCTGTCTCCATACCCATCTCTTTAAGAGACTCTAAACGGTATTCTGTGTATAAGACAGGATTTAATGTTTTAATAAATTTACTAAGAGAAGTACTGTAACCACAGTTAAAGCATTTCATATTAATACGCCCAGAGTGCTCATAAAAATGGCCTCTAGTCTTAAATTTACTTGTTTGGGAATCTCCACATATAGGGCATCTAAACTGGGCAGTATACGGTTTAGTCTTTTTTACTTTATACTGTTCAAGCTGAGTTCCAATTAAAGACGCAAACTTCTGATCTAACCATAATAAGTTCATAACACAATACCTTTTAATGTAACAGTGTTATTATAGTAGTAATAGAGAAATAATCAACTATTATTTTTTATTGTTTATAGTTTGTTCTGCGTCATTATAAAAAGTGTGGACTGCATTTAAAGAATTTTTACAAATAACATTATTTCTTTGTAATTTTAAAATTAAACTACCTACTTGTTTATCTGTAAGTGTATCTTCTTTTGGGAAAGATTTTTCTACTGGACAGTTATAAAGTCCTTCAGGTGCTTTAACAAATTTATATTCTGGAGCAATAAGATTAGCGGACTGACAGCTTGCTACCATTACTGAAATAGTTACTAACACAAATGCTGAAATGTATTTTTTCATTACTTGCCACCATATAAAGTATTTAATTGTTTAATAATATTTTTTAAATAGAAAGATGAAGTTCTATTTTCATCTGAAGCATTACTTGTATTTTCAACTAGGTCTAATTTAGTTTTTTCTTCATTATTCAGGTTATTTGCATTATTAGCAATTTTAACTGCATCGTTAGAAATAGCTTCTGTTTTTTGTACATATTCATCTTGCTTTTGCTTATATACTTCTTGTTGAGCAGTATTAAACGTATTTAAAGCATTATCTGTTATATTTTTATCATGCTCATGTAACCAGAAATAAAAACCACCAACTAATACACCTAACATAGTAAGTATCAGTCCAAATCTAGTAAATAGAAAAAATCTAATTATAAACATAAATTACCCCAATGATAAAGCTTTATCTTTTCTTGTTTTATCGTAATCTGAAAGCTTATCCAAATATCCTGAATTACGTAGTTCTTTAAAGATTAAATTACCGAAAGCAAATTCTCCGCCTTGTGCAATAGAGTCACTTCTCATTGTTTTAATTCTATCTTTAAGTGTATTAATAGCATCTGAGTCTGCTTGTTGATCGATCAACTTATCAATCATGTCTTTGTAAAAATCTACCTTATCTTGTAAATTAGGATCAGATTCGAAATTCATACTTAAGTATTCAGGTTCTTGCATCCAGTAGTTACCGCTTACAGAGTAAACACCCTGACCAACATGAGGCTGATCTTGAATGTCTTGTGCATATAATTCTACTGGGTAGCCATATATATTAATATCACCATGTGTTAATGTCCACAGAATTTTTTTATCTTGTAAATATTCATCTACAAAAGCACGGTCAATCATACTACCATTAAATTCACCTCTATTAATAATAAGGTGTAGATCTAAATCTGATTGAGGTGTATAATTATAATTAGCATTACCTCCGGTAAGTATAATATTGACAACGGAGTCAGGATGAATTTTTGCAAATTCTCTCCAAGCCTCTGCAATTTGTAAAAGCTTACCTCTTACTTCTGATTTTAACTCAGCTCCATCCCAAATTTTAGGATTAAGTGTATCATGATATTCTAAAGTAGTAGATTCTTTAAATTTAGAGAATTTTTTTAAATTTTTAGTAATTTTGTTTAATTTAGGTTCTTGTTTTAAATTTTTCTTAGTGTAGTCGTCGCGAAATACTTTTTCTATATCATGTGATTCCGCTTCTTTAACTATTTTTTTACCCCAGGTATCTTTATTTTTAATTACAATATTATCAACTTTTTTAGTTGGTTTAGCATCAAATGCAACACCACCTTGAAAACTACCACCTTCTGGCATACTTTCTTTCATATTAACAGAACCAAGTACGCCGCGCATCATTTTTTTAGTATCTGCTATATTTTTTTTCTTATATTTGTTATTAATAGAGACTGGGGGAAATCCTTTTAAAGATCCAGGAGGTTGACCTATACCAGCAACGTCACCTGATCCCGCGCTATTAACAGGTGCAGCTGCTCCATCTTCTAAAAGAGTATTATATATTTCAAAGAATTCTTTTTCTAATTCATTAGTATCAATATCTTCTTTTATTGGCTTACTTCTTAATAGTAGAAGAGTAGCAGCTACAGTTCCCATTCTAGAAGCACCGCCAGGAATTAAAGCTATTAATTTTTTAAGATTTACAATCATTATATCAAATAAACCAAGAGCATTTTTTTCTTGAGAATTAAATCTAGTTCTATCTTTAAGAAAATTACCTTTTGCATCAATAAGACCTAATTTATATGCAGGCCATTGATCAAATGGAGTTGTTAATTTTTTAATAAACTGATAAGTTAAAACTGTATCTACAATCATTATATTTCTCTTAATTTTTTTAGTATGTTTAAATCTATATCAATATCTTTTGTATAAATTGTTTTATTTTCTATACCTATATTTTCAATTTTTTCTGGCAATAAATTTAAAAATACTAAAAACGGTTTTAATAAATTTTCCATATCTTTGCACTTTAAAAATAACATTCTTACTGTAGCTTCAGCGCCAAATACATTATAAAGTACAATAATATGATTTAAAATTAATCTTTCTTTTAAATCATCTTCGTCTAGATATCTATTTAATAATCTCTTAATATATTTAAATCTTTTCATATCATCATAAAATTCAATGGTATCATAACATTGAGGGTTATCATAATGTTTTGCAGCATATAATAAAAAATTAGACTCGTCAAGTTTATCCATATTTACTTAATGTCTGTATGCTATTTTTACTGCTACTAAACCAGATCCTGCTAATGTGTCTGTAGTAGCTTTTACTACATCTACTCTTTCACTTGGTGCTAATGTTACGTTAGCATAAGTTGCTGTAGTGTTAGCAATAGTTAATACAGCTATAGAAGATGTGCTAGTGTTAAGTACTCTAGCTAAAGTAGTATTTCCTACTGTGTTAGCAGAAGCTATTGAAATTTCTGTACCTAGTACTTTTAATACCGTTGTCATTTTTTACTTCCTATTTAAATAAAATTATCAAATATTTATCTGTTAAAATGGTGGATAAGTTTGGCCAATACGTTGTCTACTTTTACCAGCAATATTAGGAAAAGTCAATCCATTTCTTAAAGTAGTTGTTCTAGCTAATGCTAATAATTCATTTCCACTTGCTACCCCTAAACCTGTGCATGCATCCCATCCAGTAGTAGCACTCCATCCACCAGTATTTTTGTAATCGCCGTTCCCATCAACTATATCTCTAAAAATTTGTACTCTTTTTGCGTATAGTTTATCTGTAATAAAACCTTGACCTTTACCGGTATTACTATTAATTAATGCATATAGCCCAGCATAAAGCGGGCATACCGCACTAGTTCCTCCAGATTGCGTTAATTGATTAGCAGCTCCAAAATAAAATTGATAACCTGTTTGCGGATCACCATTCCCTGCAATATCAGGTATGCTTCTCCCTGTTAAAGCAGATACATTATTAGTTGGATATTGAGTTACTGTTAATCCTGTTTGCCAAGAAGGAACTGGATAGACAGCACTTACACCTCCAGTAGAACCGCCCGTACTTCTTCCAGTAGTTCTACCGTTCCATACAACTTCACTGTTTATGATTCCATTAGTATTTAAAACTAATCTAGTTCCTCCACAAGCAATAACGTTAGGATTAGCTGCAGGCCATCCTAATTGACTATTAGTTCTAGTTCCTATTGGATACCAACTTCCTGTATCACCAGTAGCTGCAAATATAGTTATACCTTTTATAGCTGCTGTAGCTAATAAATTATCTATCTGCTGTCCATATAAATTATTATAACTATATTCTGGTGATGTCTAGCTAACAGACAAAACTGTTGGATTATTTACTGTGTCATTAATAGCTTTATTGTAAATATTATATAATCCAGAATATGTTGTTCCATTACCAAAATATACAGCTATTTTTGCTTTAGGGGCAGCTGCTGCTGCCACGTAAATATCTAACATTACTTCTGCTGATTCTGGGTTAGATGGGTTGTTAGTTTTTCCATCTACATGTACATCAACAACTGTAGGGTTACTGAGCCCTATTCTACTAAAAGAACTGGTTAAATTTTGTGTAGTATATCCACCGTCATATTCTATTAATCCTATACATGCACCAGAACCATCACCAGAAGGAAAAGAATAAGCACTTGCTACTTGCATAGGGGTTAATGATTGTGCTCCTGCAGAAGTGCCGCTTGCTGGCTCAAAATCAATATTTTCTTCTGCTTCATAAGTTGTTAAATTAGGTTTTATTAAGATAGGCGGTTCATGTAACCCTAAAACTGTTATAATTATTTCATTTAAAGAATCATCAATAGATAATTGACCTTCATATGTAATATAATTACCTTCACCGGCATCAATAATAAAAAGTTCTATATTAAATAATTTATTAAAATTTTCTACAGTACCTGTTAGAGTAACAGATGCACCGGCACTATCGTGGGAAATAGTTTCTATATTAAATAGGTTTGCCCAGTTAGTAACAGCATCCATATGTTCCTGATCAGAACCATACGTATCTATAAATTCCTGGTGTGTTAATATATCTTGACTGCTTCCATTTAAAATAGCAGCTGCATGCTCTTCTATTGTCATCTCAGCGCTTTTACGCTTTAAGATTACAATAACATTTAATACTTGATCTAAAGGAGCATTAATTTTACTTATAATATTATCTGGTAAAGAAGAAACACTATCAGCTAATAGCACAGACATATTATAATTCCGTTTGTATTAGTGTCAAAGTAACCGTGATATTTGAAGTAACACTACCGTTATTATATACTTTAAGAGGTATTGAATTAGTAGGAGGATTTTCACTACTAAAACCTCTTACTGCAGGGGTAATTAATTGTGTCACGGGTCCTGTAGAAATCATTTCAGCTATTACACCTATTCCTGAAGTTGGATTTGTAGAAATACTTCTTGCAGAATCAGAAGTGCGAGCAGCAATACTAGTATATACAGTAACCCATGCTGGATTATCTACTTGTATAGAGTAAATATCATACCCTTTAAATCCATCAATAGCTATGTTAGTAGACGAACCTGCTGCTATAGTATCTGTTGTAACAGTCTTTGATATTCTAGATGGAAGTGATCCTGCACCTGCAGAACCTGCAAAGCCTACAGAACCATTATATCCTCTAGATCCCCAGAAACCTGCAGACCCGGTAAATCCAATACCAATAGAACCAGTAAATCCAGGTACAGTGCTAGCAGACCCGGTAAATCCAATACCAATAGAACCAGTAAATCCAGTAAGCCCTGGTACTGTACTTGCTGATCCTACAAAACCGGTTGAACCATTGAAACCTTTAGATCCTGTGAAACCGATAGATCCAGTAAGCCCTGGTACTGTACTTGCTGATCCTACAAAACCGGTTGAACCACTGAAACCTTTAGATCCTGTGAATCCAATAGATCCAGTAAAACCTGGAGCAGTACTTGCAGATCCTACAAAGCCGGCTGAGCCAGTATACCCAATACCAATAGACCCTGTATAGCCTGGAGCTGTACTTGCTGACCCTACAAACCCGTGAGAGCCAGTAAATCCTATCTGTCCTGCTATACCTGTTGAACCAGTAAATCCTGGTGCAGTGCTTGCTGATCCTGTAAATCCTTTTGAACCTAAAAATCCTAAAGAACCAGTAAATCCAATAGATCCAGTAAATCCTGGTGCAGTGCTTGCTGATCCTGTAAATCCTCTTGAACCATCAAACCCTCTAGACCCTGTAAACCCTGTAAACCCTACTGAACCGTTATAACCTCTTATACCACCAGTACCATCAAACCCTCTAGACCCTGTAAACCCAACGGATCCTGTGTAACCAGTGTTGCTAGAAGTATTACTTGACGCGGAAAAGAATGTTAAATTATCTAAAGATATTGCACCAGTACTTTGAATATCAGTTAACTGCTGTAAAATAATAGGTGTTATTTCAGTAACTGCACTCTGTACAATATCTGAATTATTAACTAACAGCCTCCCATCATCATTAATTGATAGTGGAATATTATTAATGTAAATAGTAGTATTACTTACATATAAATGTTTCCATTGTTTATTAGGTGTTCCTAAACCAAATACACTATTTTGTGATGGAATAATATCTACATTAGAAACTATTTGATTATTTGTAATAGTTAATTTTAAATTATCTGCATGTGTGTTAGCAGTAAAGAATTTAATAAATGTATTTTGAGTTGATGTACCTATTAATAAGTTTGCATTACCTGTATAAACATAAGCATCATTAAATCCAAACAAAGAAAATTCATTATTAGCATATGTAGAAGATTCAATACCAACATCAATAAAAGGACCTGTTCCTAAAGTATAATCAGCCGTATCTGAATAAAGAACTAAATCCGCAGATGCATTATTACCAGAATTTGTATTTTTAATTACAACTTGCTGATATGTATTAGCACTGGTAATAAAAACTGGTGTACCAGTTTGTGATCCTATGTGTCTATAATTTAACCCGTCATGTATCCAAGTTTGCATATCACCGCGGTTGTAAATATTATACGATGCTACAAATTGACCTGTTTCTGGGTTTTCTATATACCTGTGAGTAGGCGCATCAGTTGTTACAGTAATGTAATTAACACCTGCTACACCTGTTAAATTTTTAATATTATATTCTTTGCCTTCTGGACAATTAGATGGTAGAATAATAGTTATTACAGGACCTACATCATTAGGGTCGCAAAAAATATAATTATCATTTACTGTTGCATTATAGGTTTCTGTATAATTTATAATTACTACAGAATCTAACCCCGGATTGTCTGACCAATAAGAACCGCCAGTACTATTAGCTAATAAAAATTGATTTTGATTGCCAGGTATACTTGGTAGTATTTTATTTGGTGATGTTAAAAATATAGCATTTGCTAAATTATTAACGTTAATTTTTTTTGTAGAGGG